AAGCAGATCCAGACGTAGATGTTGATGCGATATTTGATCTGTTCGGGACTAACGTAAAGGAGGCTGTATTTAAGTCATTGTTTGAAGAGCGCGGAGACTCCACACGCTTGCGTATGTCGTCCGTAGGCAAACCTGATAGACAGGTATGGCTTAACTCCAAAGACTACCCTAAAGAGGAATTAGAGCCCTCTACGTTGATTAAGTTCCTGTACGGTCATGTAATAGAAGAGTTAGTCTTATTGTTAGTACGTCTAGGTGGTCACACTGTAGCTAATGAACAAGATAAGGTAGAGGTTAATGGAGTCAAGGGCTCTATGGACTGTACTATTGATGGTAAACTTATTGATGTTAAATCAGCCTCCAGCTACGCCTTTAAAAAGTTCAAGGATAACACTGTAGAGTTTGACGATCCCTTTGGTTATGTAGATCAGTTAAAAGGCTATGGTGCAGGGCTTGGAGTTAAAGAAGGTGGTTGGCTTGCTATGGACAAAGGCAATGGACATTTAGCCTTAGCAATGATAGACTTGACTGAAGGTGAAAGCATTGAGGACAGGATCACTCACTTAAAAGATATTGTATCTAAAGATGAAATGCCTGAGCCATGTAGCTACCCAGTACCAGATGGTAAAAGTGGGAATATGAAGTTATCTACACAATGCTCTTACTGTCCTTATAAGCATACTTGCTACCCTGAATTAAGGACTTTCTTGTATAGTACAGGCCCTAAGTTCCTAACGGAAGTTTGGAGTTTACCTAGAGTAATTGAAATAACCGAGACTAAGTAATATGAGTGTAAAATTTAAAGTAGTACAGACTCCCCGATCTGAGCGTTTTGAAGAGCAGATCAACATACTATTGAATCTAGGATGGGCACTACACGGCAGTCCTTTTATTGATGGTACAGGTCAAATGGTACAGGCGTTATTAAAGGATATTCCAGATGTCAAAAAAGCAACTGCCAAAGTACCGAAGTAAACTAGAAGCTAGGGTAGCTTTAGGTTTATCTGAATGGGAGTACGAATCTGAAAAGATAGGGTACATAATCCATAAGACCTATAATCCAGACTTCATTAAGGGTAATATCTTTATTGAAGTCAAAGGATTCTTTAGGTCTGGAGACACCCAGAAGTATAAAGCTATCCACGACCAGATGCTAAAAGAGAATAAGATACTTGTCTTTGTCTGGTCTAAGCCCCATCAGAAACTACGGAAAGGATCTAAACTAACTAACGCTGGCTGGTGTGATAAGCACGACATTAAATGGTTCTCACAAGATGATATGAAAGCCCTTAATAAATGGAGTAAAACAGCCAATGGCTAAGACAGTAGAGGAACTAATAGAAGACATAACCAGAGACTACGATGTAGACCTGTTAGTTGAGATATTATGTATTTCTGCTGAAGAGTTGTTAGAGAGGTTTGACGATAAATTAATGATTGCTATAGAGCGAGGGGATTTTGAAGATGGAACCTAATTCATCACTAGACACTCAAGTAGGAGGTAGTCACTATCAGATGGGAGGCATTCAGCCTATTGAATACATTCACGCTAACAACCTGTCCTTTATTGAAGGTAGTATTGTAAAGTACATATCTAGGTGGCGTAATAAGAATGGTGTGGAGGATCTAGAGAAGATCAAACATTACATAGACCTTCTTATAGAGTTAGAAGATAATGTAGGTAATAGAAAGAAGTAAACAAAAAAGGCCCCAAAGAGAAATCTGAGGGGCCTTTTTATTTGCCTAAAATTAAGTGATTGAAGCCATTAAAGCAGACATCTTTTTAGCCCTATTGGGTGTTTGTTTCGCCCATTTAGAATCTAACATTTCAACAGAAGCCCCTTTGAAATCCTTTTTGTTAATTAAATCAAGGGTCTTCTTAAACTTAGAAACCCCTGCCTTACCTAACTGAAAAGTCATATTAGCCAGAACGTGCTTTGCTTGGGCAGGTAAGCTTTCCCAGTTAACAGCTAATGTAGAAGCTTGTTTTACAGCACTAATTGCGTCTTTATCAAATATACGTTCTACAGCATCTGAATCTAGTACACTATCTCTTTTAAGATTATCTTCTGGTAGAATTTTATGTCCTACGCCTACAGTAAGATTACCTTCAGTGTCTTCATACACTTTATTTCTTAGACCTTCATCCTCTACTAATTGTGACTTAAATAATTCCATGTCAAGTACATCACCTTTATACCCTTCATTATTTAAGAACTCATCTTCTTCATCTAACAAAGACATCAACTCTTCTTCATTTCCTAGATCAGAAACAGTAGTGTCTGCTGTAGTGTCTGTAAATACGCCTACTTCTTCTTCTTGAACAGAGGGAGTAAAACTTTGAGCCTCTTCTGGAACAGGGGCAGTAAAAGCCTGTAAAGTAACAGGAGATCCTCCAGTTCTAGACTTCTCTATTTTATCCACCATATTTGCATTTTCTGGGGTTCCTGCTGATTTCTTTAAAGAATCAGACACTTTCGCAGCTACCATAGTAACGTCTATAGCAGCCCACATCCCCGACAAGTCAGCTTTTACTCTCTCGTATTGAGCCATCATTTCTTCAAACATTAATTTTGTTCCTGTTCTGGTGGAGTACCGTATTCGCTCAACCTACCTTCACGCGCTCCGATATAAATACCTCTTTTAGTATTTTTCATTATTACTCTTTTCATTGCATCCTTAATAGCTATAGCTTTATCAGCTAAAGTAGCACTCTGGTATGAGTCATATAGTTTAGCCAGTTTAGATACAACTAAAGGATCATAGACTAACTCTTTAAGACGGGCTTCTTTTTTACCGTCTAATTTAAACTGGGCTATCTTAGAAACTATAGTTGTTGCTGCTCCTATTGGACTCATAAATCTATTCTGAACCCTACGGTATGCTGAAGCAACCTCTGAAGCCCCTACTCCTGTAGACTCTTTTAATAGTTCATTAGCTTTAGCAGAACTTCTAATAGGTATCTTAGCCACTTTAGCGCCAGTATCTACTATATCAAAAGCTTTCATAGCTGTTGAAAACTGATCTATGTACTCTGCACCAAAGAACTCAGTGTACACTTCTCTATTAGCCTCCATATAAGCTTGGGCTTGTGTCTTAGCCTTGCCAGAAGATGTTACAATCTTATTGTTCATTGCTCTTTCTGTTAACTGTAGACGTATACCCGTTCTAAACATAGCCTCGCTTTCAAGATCCATATTTTTAAGAAGAGGTAATATATCTCCCATACTAGCGCCACCACTTTTTATCATGTTAGCTACTGTGCTGTCTAATCCGCTATTACGAGTTAGCTTTAAAAAATCATTAGTAGCTTGAAATGCGTTAGAGGCATAGTCTGATTTAAGACGAGCAATGGTTGCATGGGAACTTTCAATAGCGACTACCGCGTCTGAAAGTTCATCCCCTAAATTAGGAACTAAAGAAATTAATTCAGCGTTGTCTGGATCATTGAGCCATGCTTTTATACGTTTTTCGTGAGCAACGTCACTTCCTTTTATAGCTAAGTTGTTTATCTTTGCGTATATGGCATCTTTTAAAACAGGAACGCCCTCTTCACCAACAGCCCCTATAAAGTCTCTTGCGTTTTGTAGTTTAGTTAAATCGTTAGCAACTTGATTAGTAAACTTACTGACAGACATTTTAGCTACGCCAGCCGAATTGAACGGGATACCCATTTCTTTGTAATACGTTTCATCTATCTTACGTAAAGCATCTCCAAAACCATCAGGTAATTCATCTAATGCGTTTGCTAGAGGGCCTTGTTTAAACCTATTCAATAAGTTTAGCTGTACCTTACCAGCAGAATCTGTAGTTCCAGATAAGTCACGTATTCTTCCGTTTACTTGATTCTTTAACTGCAACATATCAGTAGCACTATAAGACTCTAAAGAAAGACCTGTCTCTGGGTCTAGATCAGTTCTTGATTTTAAACTTAATAGAGGACTAAATCCTTTTAAGAACCGACCTTCATCTAAAGGTAAACTTTCTACCCACCCTAATAAGTTGTCTACTCCTTCTGGTGCTAGTTCAACTCCTTGTTGTTTAGCATTAGTTTTCCATTCAGTATACATAGGAGACAAACGATCCTGAACTAAAGCTTTCTTTTTAGCTACCAGACCTGCCGCAGCAGCGCCTATATCAGTCTTAGCATCATTTCTGACCAAACCTTCAGTGACTTTAAATAAATTATCTTCAACAGTATCTATTTTTTTCTGTATGTGTGCCTGACGAGCCTCTTCAAATTTAGTTCTTGCCTCTGTTTCTTTTGCTATTGCTTTAGGTACTGTAAAACCTTCTGGCAAATTAGGATCTACATTTAATAATTCTAGGTATTCTTGTTGTCTAACTTCAAACTCTTTAATAGCTTCTGAAATGTTTTTTCTAAATTGAGCATCTCCTCCATCCCCATAGAACTTATTAAATTGACTCGACATTATATCGTTTGACATAGCTGCCGCTATAGGGATTATTTTTAGAGGTTCTCCACCTAAAGCTGCTTGTACTTCATAAGCCTGTTCCATTATTTCAGAGAAGTCACCTCCACTAGCCGCTACCCTATCTGCAAATCTTTGTTGGTATTTATCTAAACCAAGTTCTACTGAACTTACAGGATCTATTTTTTTTACTGCTTTAATAGAGTTATAAACAATAGGGACAGTAGACTGAGCAACACTTGTAGTTATGCCCGTTGTTATTCCTGTTGCAAGTAAAATGTTTGTTTTTGTGCTTGAACTTAAATCAGTATCAGCAAGAACTTGTGCCGTTTCATTTACAATTAAGTCTGCTGCCGCAGAAGGTAGGAAAGATTGAGCTACGTTAGCTATGATACGAGGTGCTGTTGTTGCTAAATTTGTAACATCTGCTGCACCTTCTTGACCTGCTGTTAAAAACCTAACGATGTACTCTGTTGTGTTTAACGGATTACCTTCAGTGCCTTGAGCAGGAATAGGTTCCTCTCCTTTAAATCCCCATAGATTTCGTAGATGAGAACGATGCTGGTACAATTCTACAGGAGTCATAAAACGATTAGGATTTTGGAACAAGTAAGGTTGATCAAAATCCATACCTCTAGTAGCTTCCCCTCTCCATTGATCTACCAAATCATCTGGTATAACTGTATCTAATGAGTTAACAGCACCTCTTTCAAAAGCGGCTGCACTCATCCTTATAAAGTAAGCAAATGAAGATTCATCCTCACCCTGCCTAGCTTCAGAAGCCCTTACCGTGTCTACCTCAGACAATTCAGACATTTTTAAGTCTAATTTTTGATTTAGGGCATCATCAGAAACAGCAACGGCCCCTGAAAAATCTAATGCAGTTCCTGAATCACTTACTTCATTAGGTGTAACTGAAGTATCATCCAAAGGCCCTACGACTTTTGCGCCTGACAAGTCTAAAGCAGCCATTTAAAATTCACCTTTTTTATATTTAATATAGCCTATACCATTCCTTACTCGCCACATATCCCCATTCAACTCATAGTTAGCATCTGGATAAGGAGTACCGTCTGGCTGAATCCATTTCATGCCTTTTACAGGCCCTAATATGGTTTCTATCTGATCTGGTTTTAAGTTACTAGATACTCCTAAAGCATTAGCTTGTGCTTGTCGTTTGTCGTTGTAAGAATCCATTTCTCTCTCTTTTACAAACTTAGCTAACTCTTGAAATCCTTTAAGTGTTTCTGCTGTGTGAGTACCATCAAAAAAGTTACTAAATGCGTTGCGTACTTTAAGAGTAAACTTTTTAGAATTTCTAAAATTATCCATCTCAGCTTGGGCTTTTAAAGCATTATCGCCAAACAAACTACGAGTTAAATTATCAGCAATACTTGAAATCTCGTCTGCTTTCATTCCTTTTCTAAAAGTATCTTCTGCTGTTAAATCTATAACATAATCAGCGCCTTTTACTCTTTTTCTTTCAGTATCTGTAGCAGTTTGGAAGCTGTTAGTAATTTTAATTATTTCTCCTACAGGTACTTGCATATCACTTGCAATACCCCCTAACTGTCTCATTACTTGTACAACTTGTTTTTCAGAAGCACCTTCTCCAGCAATTGTTTTTGCGTTTTGCCTTAGAGTAGTTCCTTTAGACTCTTCACCTTCCCCTGTCTTGCTTATAGGCTGCCAAGTCTGATCTGGTAGTTGTTTAAATACAGTAGTAGGATCGTATTTTTTCCCTTTATTCTCAGGCATATCCATTAACTGCTGGCCTGTTTTTGTACTAGATATAAAGGCAGATTCACTTTCTCCTGTTTTACTTACAGGACTTACAGAATCAGTCGCAGAATCAACTTGATACACAGTAGTAGGATCAAAAACCATACCTTTATATTTAGGTAACAGCATTAGCTGTGCGCCTGTATATGTGTCTTTCGTAGCAGTAGGTTTTTTATCTGATGAAATAGTTGAACCTAATTCCATCAACTCTAGATCAACTAACTTTCTAATTGGCTTTCCATTTGCATCAACAGTTTCTACAAATTGTCGATCTGTTTTAGGAACCAGAGAAGATGCTAGAACTCGCCCTTTATCCATCATAGCTAAACCGCCATTAGGATCAAACTGCATAATCTGCTCACCAGCCCTCTGATATGTTTCTGGCTTACTCCAATCTGCGTCTTTAAAATCATTCTTAAATTGATTCATACCAATTGCTTTAGGGCTTATCGCTTGTCCAAAAGCACCCATAGCAGCCTGTGTGGATACACCCTTCTGCTTTTCAGCATTGAGCATATCCCCATAAGAAGACTGTACTGTCTGTAAAATGTTTGATGATGGCCCTGCGCCAAATAATCCTGCCATGTGTCTTACTCCGTAATTCCAATATTAGCTAGTTAGCCAGCCCCAAGCATCACCTATCAAATCCTGACCTACGTCAGTACCTAGTAATGAAGTTCCTAAGCCCATCCAGTTAGATGTATTATTAGCACTCTGCTGTGCTGCAATACCTTGCTGTGCTAGACTTTCTTGGAACTGAGGCTCTTGTGCAAAGCCATATACTTGTTGCAGCATAGGGACAGAACCGAGTGCTTGCTGCTGTGGTTTGAATTGTTGATCTGCTACGTTCTGAGTCAGACCAAATAGACCAGCCTGATTAGCCATCATACGATCTTGCATCTGAGCCCCATACTGTTGGGCTTGTGTTGCTTCTTGGAATCGTTGGTTGTTTTGTTCAGTCTCTAATTGAGCCAAAGCTTGTGTACCGACTGTAGATCCTAGTTTACCAGACTCTATCAGACGACTCAAGGAGGATTGCGTCTGCTGCTCTCTGAGAGGCTCTCTAAGGGCATTTACGCCACGTAGGTACTCTGCTGCCGCATCATTGGGATCGAAGCTCTGGTAGGCTTCCTGAGAGCCCTGAAGCTGCCCTAGAAGTCCCTGCTGGAACTGTTCAAACTCAGGCGCTGCTGTTTCGATGTATTGACCTGTAAGAGGATCAAAACGAGTAGTTCCATATATATTACCAAATTCCATACCGCGAGGGGCACGAGCTTGTGATAATTGATTTACCGCACTCCCTGTATAACCACCATCAAAGTATTGACCATTATTTCCAGACACACTTGCCCCTCCACCTATACCACTATTATTACCACCGCCTGTACCTGCTGAATAACCACCAAAAGCATTACCGCCCCCACCGCCACCCATACTACCCATCATACCGCTTGATTGTGCTAGTTGTGATTTCATACCTTGAGGTAAACCAGCCCACTGTTTTTCAGATATGTTTGATGGACGCATAGCGTTTAACTGTGCTTCATTAGGACGGCCTTGCCCACCGCCTATGTAGGCATTAGGTAGCTGGTTATCTAACTGAGGTTTACGAGCTAAAGATACCCTCTCAGTCTCAGACATCATTCGCCAATCAGGGTTTGTTGACTCCTGTCGTAGATATTCTTGTCTGGCTTGATCATTCATACCGTACATAGTCTGTTGGGCGAAATCACCTAGAGGATCAAACTCATTGTAAGCACCTAACATACCACCAAAGTAGCTGTCTGTTCCTAGTGCATTGCCTAACTCATCTAATAATTTACCTTTAAAACCACCTGTAATTCCATTCCCTAAACCTCTAAACATTGTGTCAGGGGCTTGGTTAGGGTAAGAAGTAGTTCCTCCACGAACATTGGTAAACGACTGAGTAGGGGCGTTAGCGTAAGTATTACCAGCTACATTAGGATTACCTTGAGGGCCTCCATACATAGGCCCTGTTTCTGTAGCAGCAGTTATTTGAGTTTGTGGAGAAATAGGGTTATTACCACCCCAAGATAAACCAAATAAAGATTCAGACCTTTTTTGTTCTTGTAGTTTTTGGTTATAAGCTGCCTCTGCTGCTGCATTACTTGCTGCTGTTTGTTGTGCTGCTTGAACTGCCGCCATCTGCGCTGCTTTAGCTTGTGCTGCTTCTGCTGCTGCTATTTGCGCTTGCATATTCCTATTAGCCGTAGCCTGTGCTACTGCTGCTGCCTGTGCTGCTGCTTGACCGCCACCCCCACCGTTATTATTATTGTTATTATTGTTATTATTTCCACTACCAGTACGTGTCCCAATGGCGTTTCCATTACCCGACCTAACAGGATTACCGCTTCTATCAACTAATGCCATTATGCAGTCCTCTTCCAGAAGTAGACGACAACGTAAGGTTGTACGATATCATGTGTATGTGCTGCGTTACCGCCTGTAGATCCAGAAGCAGGGGCTCCAGCACCACCGTTAGTTGTAGCGTAGACATTCGCACTACCATCACCACCGCCCAATGTCCAACCAGAAGCGTGAGTGTGGGCTGGTATCTCGCTGACTGACAGAGCGTGAGAATCAGTCTTAGAACCGCCTGTCTCTTCAACAGTATCAAAAGAAGCATCTGATGCATCAATACCTATCAGTACCTTACCTGCACCAAAGGCTGACCATGTACCTACACCTAACAAAGTAGCAGGGTTAGTCGCTACTACTGAGGTATAGACAGACCCTACTGGATAGGCAAGACCATTGACAATAGCTGCTGTAGGCGCTGCCGCAGTAATAGCAGTAGCAACAAAAGACGTAGTAGCTACTTTAGTTGTGTTGTCACCTGTAGTTGCTTTAGACGCACTAAATACTTCTAATGGATCTCCGTTTAAGTTTGCTTTGGAGTTAACTGCTGTTTGAACAGCTACAAATTCAGTATTAAAATCATCCCCTGAAACAACCTTAGCTGGATTAGAGTCTGCAAGCGCATCTTTTCCCGACCACGCTACTTGTACTGTATAATTACTCATCGTATTTTGCCTTCTTTTGCTAGGACTGTCATGCTTTGAAGCGAGCCTTTAAATCCATTAATTAAATTTATCATTTCTATCTGGACTGTTTTAGCTGATTTACTCATATTGACTTTATACTCTCTAGGGAAAAACAATGGAGAGTATTTAGAAGTTCCGAATAAGCTAGTGCTGGCCCCATATACAGCCGTAGTTCCTGATGAAACAGGGGTTAAGTTAAACGTAGCTGAGTTACCTTGTGTAATGTTGTAGTCTCTAAACCATTTAACCGTAACGTCCTGTTCACGGCCTCCGTCTATAACACAAGAGAATTGTTTTAGTAGTTTAGCAGAGTGGGGCACACCAAAGTCCATCCAGACTGTCTTAAATGTAGTCTGGTAAGTCTTATATACGGCAGTAGAACCTGAGTAATCTAGATCGTAATAGTTATCATACGTAGCTATAACACCATTAAAATTACTTGATCCTAGACCTAAATATAATTGACCAGTGCTTAACGATAAGAAAGACTTAGGACTACGGTTTTTATCGAATAGCCACTTAGTAATTCTAGGGGTGTTGTCTGGGTTTATTACTTTAAAATCTAAGATGTACGTCTCATTAATTCCTGTGAAGGATAAGACATAATAACCACCTGATGTGTTATATTCTGATTTAATGTCGTCTGGATTAGACGATGTAATGTGTTTGATAATATCATTCTTGACATTCTTAGTCAAGTCTGTTAAGGGCATCTTGTCTTGGATCTTAGTACGATTCAGCGACCTAACGCCATCAGCAGCTAAGAATAAAACATCATCACCAAAGGCTTGTATAGAATCTCTAGCAATACACCCTACACCTTGTATTACTTCATCTAAAGCAAAAGTAGTAGCACTAGGATCAAACGGATCATTATAGATGGCTATGTTGTTCTTACCGAATATAATCAACTTACCATTAAAAGATTCTAAGGCTACAATATCATCGTAACCCCAGACTGATTTCATGTTTAAAGCACCAGACCCTGTACCTGTCCATTTATGATGTTCTAATGTCCGAGAGTACAGTATCGTTTGTTTATCTTCAGTAAATCCTGCCGCCCATAGACGACCGTACTGAGACAACATAGTAGAAGGATCAAAAGTAGTTATGTTTGTAGATGCTGAGTAATGAGCCGTGTCTTCTAAGTCTGACCATACTCCTGTGTCTGAAGTAAAATGTATGGGCCTGTGTCCTGCTTGAACACCAATAGAGTCATCATCGTACTGTATCCACTGCCAGTTATCGCCTGTAATAGTCTGTGGAGTACCTGTGAATGTTTGTTCAGTATTTACTTGAGGTACAGCACTAGAGTTAATCTTCCAAATCTTATTGTTAGCTGAAGAGATTAAGTTAGCAGTGCCATTAGCATATTGATGCCAATGCAGAGATTTAACTGGGTAGTTACCTACAGTAGCAGAGATAGCCTGAATACCCTTACGAGAAGTCAGACGACCCTCTGAGTTAATCATTATATTGTCTGCGTTAACTAACCACCTGTGATCTAGACTAGAGGCGTTAGCTTGAGTGTTTAACCCAAATACACCTACAGAGTCTAGAACTAAAGGGTTTAATTGCTTAGTTGGCATACCAAGTCATCTCCATCTGAGTCTTACCAGCATCAATCTGTACGGCTCTAGATAGGATGTTGACGTACTCTCCTGCGGCTACTGATACCTGAGTACCCCCGTCTTCACCACGTTCAGCTAGGGCCCTCATATAAGCACCTAAGATAACTGCTTGCTCATTGACGTAACAGTGAGTCTCAGCTAATTGAAGCTTGTCTTGTGGCTTAACTACGTTAAAGTTAATTCGTCTTGTGTCATTAGGCAGAGGCCATACATCAACCACCATATCTAAGTTATCATCAATACCGTTAAAACCGTAAGAAGAGGGCTCACCTTTAGCTATGTTAGCTGTAGGAAATACTCTAGTGTTTATGTCAGCACTAGACATTTGGTTTAAGATAGTACCTGTTGAAGTATCAATGACATCTAATACTTTAAAGTCTCTTCCTGCCCCTAAAAGGGAGTAAGACATAACACCATCACTTGTAGAGATAGCAGACGTAACACGTAATACTTGCCAATCCCAATAATGCTCTACTTCATACTTTGCATCATTGACAAAATCACCAACCATTTTATGATAGTCAGTAGGGCCGTTTGCTGAAGAAAGATTACCAGACCAATCAGTCATCTGATCTTCTCGTAATCTCCGCAGCACTTCATTTATAATATCTCTATAAATCATAATGTTCCTTCTTTAAAATATAACCAACAAGCAAAAGCACTTGCGCCTATAATCCACATCAGTTTCTTAACAACTGACTTACCTACTGAAAGGTAAAAACGATCATAGGCTTTCTGTGCAGCTAACTCAGCTATTTCATCTTTCTCTTGTTCTGTCAATTTAGTATCACTCACTTTTAATATTTAAGATACATAACTACGCCAAAGAAAGCAGCTAGAACAGTTACGAGTATTCCTATAACTTGTCCTGCCAGTACCATAGTCTCTTTAATTTCTTTAGCTTGTGCTTTTTGTTTCTTAACTTGTGCTTTCTGTTTTTTATGGAACTCATCTCTAAACTGACAATACTTATAGTAGCCTTGAATAGACTGTTTGTTGAGCATAAACTCTAGTTCTTTTTCTTGGCGTTCTATTGCTTGTTTTGCTTGGTATGCTCCCAGTACATCTCCTGTACCAATGGCAGCTTTCTGTTTTATAGACTGACTTGCACTAAAGTATTTAGTTACAGCCGATCCAGCATCAGCAATCTCTTTGCCATTAGAAAGAGTTTGTTTAATAACTGAAAAGGCAGCATTCGCAATAGCCAGTTCTGCTAACATACCCAAACCCTCTTTGTGTACTCTACGGGAATCCCGTATGGTTCTCTTGATGGTTGTACTACTAGGTACTCAGCGTTAACTCTGTTGACAGATGGTTCAATTAGTAAACCCTGTCCCATAGGCGCAAGGGCAGGAGCTACGTGAACTGGGTATATCTCTAAAGGACTAGAATTCATTATATACTCTCAATGTTTCGTATACAGAATGCTATAGTAGTTTTATCTTCAGTTTCTTTCTGAACTGCATAGCCAAGAATAGGATTCGTAACTAATCTATAGTCTAATTCTTTAGCTACTACCAGTAACTCCACTCTACACTTTTTAAGAGTTGGATAACTAGATACCATAACAGGCAGTGCAGGTTCTGTACTTACTGAAAGCATAGTAGCTACTACAAGAGCATACATTATGACTTAGGTTTTTTATGAGTTAGAGTCTTACTAGAGGCAGT